GCGATTTCAAGTAAATCGATGTCACCTGCAGAACCATCAGGGTTTCTTCTTACCTGTAACTCAAGTTCAACTTCTAGCTCATCAAGACTTTGCAACACTCTTGGGGGCAACTCTGCGTTTGGATCAGCAAGTATTTCCTGCTTGTACGTCCGTATGTCAGCCATAAGCTTTTCGCGTTCAGTGCCTAAATCCTGCATTATCTTGGTATTTGTTGCCTTTAAAGACTTTATGTAATTTTTAATTTCGGATGTATCATCCAAGTCTGTTCTACCAGATATTAATTCTTCTAGCCGCATGATCATACGATCCGTTGCGTAAGTTCTTTCCTGTATTAGATTTTGAGCTTTTAGCTGTTCGTTAATTGTATTTAAACTTCCTGCCTCTCTTGCATCGATCTTAAACGTAGCTAACTTTTTTGCTGACTGTAGCCAACCAATGCCGCTCATTGTTGCTATGTCTTCTTGCAGTATTCTACGAACTTCAGGACGTTGTTCAGCAGGAAACTCATCAAGTATTTCAGTTAAACGTCGCTGATGTTTCTCCATGCTTGTGACTACTTGATCTATGCCGTCCTCATCCAGTTTGCCAGCAAGCTTTGCAACAAACCCAAGTGAGCGTCGAGTATCACCATCAAGAGTAATTCCTGTTGCCCTTTCAAAGTTGTTTATACTTCCATCTGTAAGAAATCCTCTAAAAGCATCTCTGTTACCTGTAATTAACGAAAGAGGTATTCCAGCTATACCTTCTATAGCTTCCAGACTTTTACCGTAAACATCTCCCATCTGTTGGTTTAACCAAGCCGCACTCTTACCAGCAAACACTGTTGTTGGTTTTCCGATAGCCATATACGCAATGGCTGCTATACCCTCTCCAGCAAAACGATCCCCCTGAAAGAAACTGTCCTCTCCACCTTCAGCGGTCATGCTTCCACCATAATACATAGCTAAAGACACAGGAAGTGCCTCAACAAAGTTGTCTTTTACATTAGATATAAACCTACCTGACAGGTACCTTCGTATCATCATTCCGCGCAATCGCTGTTGTTCTGCTTGAAGCTTTCTGTATTCACTAGACTGCTTGACTACTTTTAACTTGTCGCCTGTGTTTCCTTTTCTTAAAGAGTATAAGTCTTCACTTATTCCGTCTAGTCTGCTAAATATTTTTTCACTGTTTGCGTCTACCCTATCCATTTCCATAGCGTATGCCATGTTGTTAAGGTTGACCTTCCTAATCATCTTTCTATTTTCTAAGAACTTAGCTTGAGCCATTATGTTACCGCTCAAATTATTCAATTCTGCAGCTAAATCTATTTCGGCTTTAGATGCGTTTTTCGCTTTTGCTTTTGTATTAATATCAAGTATCTTACGACTTACTTCACCTATGAGTGATTGACCCCGTGCTTGTTTTGCTTTACCCACTCCCCCCATAGTAAGGACTGCCTCTGCTAATACGGAACCGTATTGTGCTAAAGGAGTGAGTTGATTTACAGACTCGTTTAACAAAGTTTGAGCTATGTTTTCATCTACAAATACTGTGTCTAGTTCTACAATCTCACCGCTTGCTGTTTGTGTTTTAGACCTTGTAATTCTTTTAAAATCTTCTTCAGTTATTTCTCCAGAGTCTACCTGCTGTTGTAGGGTGGATACAATTGAATCGTTTATAACTTCGGATAGTTCGCGTATGCCTGTAGAGTCCCCTATAAAGCTCTTCCACCATTCTGATGCTCTTGCTCTATCTTGTGCGCTCCCCTCCCACGATTCTACAAAGGGTGCGCTATTATCTGTAAGATTAAAAAACTTACCTACGTTATACGCTGTAGCTTTTGTTGCTGCTTTTATAGCATCAATGCCGTAGTTAACTGCATAGTCAGGCAGGTAGATTGCAGTTCCTCTAAGCATTCCTTCTTTGACTCTTTCAACAGTGGTATCCCAAAAACTACCTGTTGACAGTTGCCGTATGATTATATTCTCAACACGTTTTTTATCTTTAGCCTCTAAGCCAGTGAGTGGTTCAAATGCACCGGAGACAACCCTTGCAATAGCAGCCTTACCCTCAAAGATGTTTTCCTGTATGCTTTTGAGTTTCGCATCTTGTGTTGCTTCAGGAGTGGGAACAAATGTAAACTCTCCCGGAGCAGTCTCTTGTCCGAAAGCTACTTCAGTGGTGGGTTTATTTGCTATTCTCTCTGAATAAAAAGTAAAAGCATTGTTTAATCTGTCAGTCGCTTTGGCACGGACTTCATCACTTACCCCTGAATCAGGACTTGATGCAGTTATCATATTATTTAACTGATTAGAATTATATGGCCCAACACCACCAATTCTACCGCCTTGAATTGCGCTAAAAAATTCATCCCTGTTTAAGATAGGAGATTTCTGTGCCTCAATACTTTGTTCAGCCATTTCTCCTGTTCTAAAAGCTTTTAGGGTGTTATCCTGAATATCACCTGTAACTTTGTATATTTCGTCTTCACCAGTGACTTCATCTTTTACGATACCGCCGCCAGTTATGACATCCAAAGCCTCTGGGATTACCTCTCCGGGATCAGGAAGTACTTGTAAATCTTTTGCTTCTAATACCATTATGCTTTAACTTTCGCTGCTTTAGCTTTTTTAATTGCGTCAATTAACGCAGGGTCATCAACTGTATTAAAGTCTTTATCCATAACAGAACCGTTGTTATTTATTATATATTCGTCTGCAATAATAGGTTTGCTTCCGTCACCCCCTGTTTTTGGAGATTGATTCAGAGCATTTGCCCTGTTTCTTACGTAGTCCACTGCAAAAGCCGCATCAATAATTTTTGCTTCGTTGGCAGTTAATACAGCGTTGCCCCGACCATACGTTACAAAGACCTTTAGTTTGTCTATGTCCCTACTTAGTTCATCCACGACAACTTGTATTTTTCTGACAGCTTGTTCTTTAGTGTTAAATCCCGCACCTAACCTGTCAAGCTGTTGTTGAACATCTTGGTTAGACAATCTTCCAGATGGGTCTGCTGCACGAGCAAGCTGAAAGGCTAGAGATATACGCATGGCTTCTAACTCTGCCAACGCTTCGCCACCGCTTGATCTCTTTTCTTCAATACCCCTATCCAAACTTGCTAGAAAATCATCCGACAAGTTTGTTGTTTGCTCTTCTACAACTCCCCAACCAAGAAGGTCTTTTGCAATTGCTTCTCTAATACTACCCTTACCCCCAAACGCAACACCCATTGCTTTTTTGAATGAGGCATATACTTCTGGGTCTTCAAGGTCTGCTCTTTTTTGTTGTAACGTTTTTAGAGCAGCCATTGCTGTTTCTTTATTTTTAAGTTCGTTAATTAAAAACCCCATGCTAAGTTTTTCTGTAGATTCAGCCAAATCACCATATCGTTTTCTTAATACATACTTTGATCTACTGAGACTCTTGTCTTGTGTCTTGTATCCAAATACTTTTACTTGAGTTTTTTCTTTATTAAAAGTCATGTAAGGGGCAATAGCCATGACAAATTGTGTGAACGTACTGGCTTTTGTGCTGTTTAATACGTTGTTGAAATCCAATATAGCTTTATCACCTTCTGCATCGTATCCAAGTTTGTACAAACCTATTTCTGGGTCAAGGGAAGACACTCCCGGATAAGAAGCTAACTGTATACTTGCAGATAGTGCATCTCTTTTTTGCTCTGGTTCCATTCCAAGAAAATCAAAGTATTGTCTGTCGCCACTTACAGGAAGACCATTACCATCTTTTCCTACCCAGTAATTATACAGTGGCAATGCCCCTCCTACTACGGATTTTACAGGTACGCCCAGCTTCTTTGCTAGTCCCATATAAATAGGCATATCTTCGGGTCTTACCTGCAAACTTCCAACTTGATACCCTACAATTTGTTCTCCATCGTCTCCACCCTTTTGGGGTTCTATAACTGTGGCTATAGTCAGATCACCAGTATCACTGCTATCGACACTACCGCCACTACCGCCGCTCTGACCCAAGTTAGATTTAGCATCTTCTACTATGTCTGTTATAGAGGGTATGGGTATTTCTAATTCTTTCATTAATTTGTTGTGTATTGCTAAAGCTTGATAGGGTGAAGTGGGACTGAGGCCAAATAGTTCTGGAGTTACATACCCAGATACGTCATTTTTTCCTGAAGCTAAAATTTTACCAATATCATTACTTACAATTCTCATTTGCATTGCAGCTAAAGTATTTTGTACGTTTCGGGCTAAAATAGGGTCGTCTCTTAATTTTTGTTGTATCTTAGGATCAGTTATCTTAGTGGAATATTCCGCAAGAAAAGCATAACTATCGTTGGCACTACCTTTACCATCCGCTTGACTAAATCCTAAAAAATTACCTGACTTTGATCCCGGTATCTTAAAGTTGTAATCTGTCGCATCACCCAACGCTCCCTGAATAGATGCCATATCCAAAGCAATATCTTTTCCCCTTTTACCAAAGGGTCCGATAGGTTCCATACTATCTATCTGTGTATTTGCTTTTTTAACGAGGTCTTTTACGGCATTCAATCCCGCTTCCGAAGCTTTACCTTCAATCATTGCTTTTACAGCGTAATCCTGATAAGCGTTAACACGATCCCTTTGCTTGTCACGACGAGCCTGTTCTTTGTCTATGTTTTCCGAAAAGCCCTGTACAAGACCTGTAGCAAATGCTGCTCCAATACCCATCTCTAATTAGCCTCTTCCGTTTGTTTCTTCATTGTCATAAAGTTTTCTTCTTCTGGCTCCTGTGGAGCGTATCCCTGACGAAGTCCTTCGTTTATCTGCTCACTCACGTAAGCAAACATTTTTGGATTGTTTTGTTTCATCATTCTGAAGAATGTTTCGTCACTCATCTCGTTACGTTCTAATTCATCATCGTTTTCAAAAAAACGGTAGGGTATGTTCTCCTTGTCAGCCATACCAGCTATAGCAAGAGCCATCGGCCCCTTGATTAACAGCCCGACATCAGGTGAAAATTTGCCGTCAGAAAATCCTTGAAATATGTAACCTTCAACGATAACTTCCACTGACACACCCACCGTAAGAAGTTTAAACATCTCACGTTTTGCTGCTTTCTCAGACACGGCAGCTATTGCTTTGTCCAATACTACCTGTGGGTCAACATCTCTTGGGGGTTGTCCCCACGGCCACCGTTGATTGTCTTGTGTCAGTCCGTATCCCGGTGGTGCAGGAGCAAATTCATCTTTTGCATCAACTGATCCGACGGGAGGGGTGTTTGCATCTAGTTTCATCCTACACTAATCTCCGATAATTCAGGGCGTTCTGTTACTACTGTTTTCTTTCCTTGAGTGGTGGTCGGACGAACGTAACCAAGATCGTTCATCATAGATTGCATATTTAAATCTCTGGAGCCGTTTTCTCTAAAATGCCTTGCAGCTTCCATAACAGCAGCCGTTTGAAATAGTTGTTGCATAGGAGAACTAAGCCCTCCCGGTGCTGCTTGTCCTCGTGTAAGGTCTGTAATGGACCTATTCTGACGAGGAATTTCTGTAGCGGCAAACGTTGGTTGACCTGCTCTGGAATCAGTAAATGCTTGCGCTCCTTCTCTTATAAAATTAAGAAAACCCCCGGTTTGTGCAGAACCGCCACCGCCGCCTGTAAAGTTGGGGTCTTCTTGGTAACCTTTGTTACCCCCCATACCCCCCAGTAAAAGAGGTAATCCTATCGATATTATTGTTCTTAAATTCATATCTAACTTTCCTTACTGTCCCGTTGCAATCCACTTGGCAAGCCAGTTACCCACTCCTGCAGCAAGATCATCCTTTTGTTTTTTATCGTACAACTTTTCTGTATTTGCAAATTCCATAGCCATGATGCCGACTTCATGTTGTCGTTGCAATTCTGACTCGCCCTTTTGAAAATTCCAAGCTGCATTGTCTCTGTACTTTTGCCACAGATTATTTAGGGCGTTTTGTGTAGCATTAAATGAGTTTTGCACATTTATGCGGTTTGCTTCATTCTGTGTGGCAGTGTTTGCAGTATTAACTTGTCTTCGCCAATTTACATTTGACTGATCAACAGCGTATTGCATGTTGGCATTGAATTTGTCCCGTGCATCTCTCATGCTGGCGTTAAACTGTGTCATGGCGTTTTTCTCACCAGCGTTAAACTGTTCCATAGCAGCAACACGGTTAGCATTAGCTGTTTCAACTTGGGAGCCTAGTTCCGCAAAAAACTCTTCAACCTGCAATTCATTTTTGGCGTTGAATTGTTTACGAGCGTTATCTTCTGCAGCATCTTTAAACATGGCCTGTGTTAGTGCGTTGAAACTGAGAGTATTAGCTGACTGCCTTGCTTCAAGGTTTTTTGTTTCGGTGGCAAGAAGCGACTGAGCGTTAGTTACTGCAGCGGTAAGTCGGGCATTTAAGTTCCCTTTGTCCATTGCAGCGTAAGTTGCAGCATTTTGTAACGCCATTTGTTGTTCGTTATTTAAGTTTGCAAGTTGAATAGTGGCATACTTGTTAGCATCCTGTGAGGCGATAACTACACCGGACTCCATGACTGCCTGTGTCATAGCTGCTGCAGCCATAGAACTTGCACCCAATCCTCGTGCTTGCATTACACCACTTATTTTACGAACAGCAGGAGCAGCCCACGGGGGAAGAGGTTGACCTTGTTGAATGCTTTGCATCAACTGACCAAGCTGGTATTGAGTGGTGGCTCGTTGATCAAGCTGTTGAGTAGCAGCCGTTCCGATTGCACCTGCAGATGGACCCGCTTGAACTCCTGTCATGTCGACTTGTACAGGTTGAGTAATTTGAGCGGCAGTCGCTGTTCCAATCTGTCCAGCTACAGTGGTTGTACCTGCTACTTGTCCCACTCCGGTAGCAGGTTTGGCGGGGACAGTGGGTTGAGGAGTGCTACCAATGGGTGGAGGGATTCCCGGAAGTCCCGGAGTAGGTATAGGCACCTGTGCGGCAACAGGAGTAGTTGCAGGGGCAGCTACTTTAATGCCCGTTGTAGAGTCTTGAATTTCCCCTGTTGTTGTGTCACCCGCTTGTTGAAGCGTGGCTGTTGCAGCCGGAACACCCGCACCTGCAAGTTTTCCTACTTCATCATCCAGTTCTTGATCTGTTGTTATCGTTGCCATTTATTAATCTTTCTGTAACGCACGGTCTAGCTTATCCTCAACCCGGTGTAATGCTTCCATAACCCGACTCATGTCCTCTCTAACCTCACTGCGAGTGACATACTCCTCACGAGTACGGTTGAGAAGAATCTCTATGCGTTTCTGTTCCTTTACCATGCCGGAAAGAAACCATGCACCACCCATGACAACTATGCCGATTAGAGTGTCAATTATGTGTACTAAATCCATTGAGAGCTATCCCTAGTTAAAGGTTTATTCTTCTTCTTCTTCTTCAGCAGCTATTGCAGCTTGCTCTGCATCATATTCAACTTGCCACGCATCTAAACAAAATTGATAAGGGCTAAAGTCAGTTATATCAGCGTTGATGGGATTTTTGTTTCCATCCTTAGTTTCAAGGTCACCGCTATCGCCATCCCACTGCAATGCATGAAATTCACTAGGTAATGCAGATAAATCTAAACCCGTATACGCAACTCCGTCCTTAACAACAGTGCCATCTTCCTTTATTATTGATACTTTCATTGTCTTGCCTCAATCATGTTAAATAATGTTGGGTTATTCATTCTTTCTAATAAATTGTGGCTGGTTTCATTTTGTCTAACCATTTCATTCCGAAAACTCTCGACTGCCGCGCCAGTTCCACGAGATTGTTGTGTGTTTTCAATTAAAAGCATTGGCAACCAAGCCATAGCGCACCCAAACTCATCAACTTGTTTACCAGTGTTTGGATCAGTGCCAGCTAATTTAACAAACCAAGCACAGTCCAGTTGTTTACAAGGTTCAAAATTATTAAGAGGACAATTATGTTTCACTTCAAGCTGCATTATTAATCCTTGTTTGCAATAATAAAATCTACATAATTTACATTGATGGTTGCTGTTCCAGACATTGAGTGATTGTGAGAACCACCGCCACCTGCGGCATTAGTGCTTTTGCTACCATGAGTACCGTTTTGGCTTGTACTAACATGCTCAGTACCAACTTCGTGTATACGCTCAGTGGAAATAGTATGGCTGTGAGATGGAATTTGTGATGTAGCCAAAGTTGTTGAACCAGTAGACCCACTCAGAGACGGCGTTGCCAAAGCTGTAGAAAAGGCAACAGAACCACCAGTTCCAACAGTGCCAGTGACAATACGCAAGGCTTTGTCATCATGTGTGCTTTGTTTTGTCCACCCTGTTGGTGCAGAAGATTGCTGAAACAGCATTGATGTGCCAGATGGGAAAGGTGCAATTCCAGTTAGATTAGAACCGTCTCCGGCAAAAGATGTAGCTGTAAACACTCCTGCAGAACTTAACGACGCTGTTTCTGCTGCTGCTGCAGAGGCGGCTGTTTTAAACGATAGTTTTGTTGCATTGCTAGATGCGCTAAAGTCACCTTCTGATACAGCTTCAATACCTGCTGCCACCAGAATAGCGTCAGTGCCAGCCCCTTCGTCCGGGGCAATAAAGTTAAGAACCCCTAGTTTGTCGTTGGCTGCAATATCATTGTCACCTGCTGCCAATGTCAAAGTTGGAAACTTATCATCCCCAGAGGCATCATGTTTTAGGGTAAGACCAGAGTCAGCTACGTGGGTAAGTGTAATTTCTTGGTCGTTACCAAACTGTATTGCTCGTCCGTCAGCAAGAAACAAATCGTTACTAATATCAAGACTAGTTGCTTCTATTTCACCACTTGCTTTGAATACAACGTTATCTCCAGCACTTACCCTGAAGGTAATCTCGTTATCCGTTCCAAACTTTATTTGATTGTCAGCATCTCTACCTACAACCAAAGACGCATTTAAAATAGAAGTAATACCTGTTGCTGCTCCACTGGCTGCAGGGGCCGCACCAAACGCAATATCTGTACCGTCCGAAAGCAATACTTGCCCACTAGTTCCCGGCCCAATAACAGAAGGGTCACCACTACTGTCACCAACAATTAACTTACCTCTTGCAATACCCGCTAGTTTCGCCAAACTAATTGCGTTGTCTGCTATGGTTAGCGCACCGTTAGATGCTATAGTGGCATCGCCGCTAACGGCAACTTCTTGATAAGATGTGTTATCAGCTACAAGAATTTTACCAGATGTAACATCAGGCATTATGAGTTGACCACCTAGAGTCACATTACCTGTAAGCGTAGATGTTCCTGAAATATCCACATTACCATTAATGTCAATCGTTGTAGCATTTATTTCTATTTCAGTATCAGAAACAAGGTCAAGGACACCGTCTGCTGATTGGTGTATGTACGTACCACTGTCACCAAATTGTAGTTGGCGTGTAGAGTTGAGAAGAATACCCGTGTCAGCAACATGAGTGAGGGTAACATCTTGGTCTGCACCTAAATTAATAACAGCAGCGTCTGCAAGGAATAAGTCACTAAACTCTAATGAGGAAGTACCAAGTGCTGCTCCGTCTGAAGCGTCTGGTACAAAAGCAGTTGTTGCAGTGATAGTAGTTCCCTGAACTGTTCCTGCACCTGTAAGTGAACCAGAAACCTCTACGTTACCATTGATATCTATTGTGGTAGCATTTATTTCAATTTCAGTGTCGGAAACAAGGTCGAGGACACCATCGGCTGACTGGTGTATGTAGGTTCCACTGTCCCCAAATTGTAACTGGTTAGTTGAGTTAAGAAGTACGCCTGTGTCAGCAACGTGGGTAAGAGTTACGTCTTGATCTGCACCCAAGTTAATTACGGCTGCATCAGCAAGAAACAAATCGCTGAACTCTAGGGATGATGTACCTAATGCGGCACCGTCACTTGCGTCGGGAACAAAAGCAGTCGTTGCTGTAATTGTCGTTCCCTGAACTGTACTGGCACCAACGATTGTTCCGCTAACATCTAGGTTACCGTTTACATCTATGGTTGTTGCTGCAATCTGCACCTCTGTATCAGCTACAATGTCCAGTTGTCCATCCGTGCTAGAGTTCAAGTATATTGCTGTGTCACGAAACTGTATCTTTTCTGTGGTGGACATAAGTATGTCGTCGGAGAACTGAAAGTAATCCTCGTCTTCCATCCACGTAAGAACACCATCATTTGTATTAGCATCAAAGGTAACTGATACGTCAGTATCTGACCCTGTGCCAAAAGTAACTGAATTAGTTGCCAATGCAGTAATAGGCCCACCTTCTCCGGCAGTTCCGTCGTGTGTATGTCCCGTGCTTGCAGCAAACGCAGCAAGTAGTTGGTTAAATTCGTCGTTGGTATCTGCAGCGGAGATTGTATCGCCATCAGCATACGTGGACTGTCGTGTATAATTCGCGCCCATTTACCTTCTTGCTCCCACTTGAAATTCTAATTGAAACCCTTTTAGGGTATATGGAGCAGTAGTATCTGCCCCATCTTCTACTCTTAATGCCACTGCAAACCCCGAACCTTCCACTGCTTTGCGAACAATTGGTTGGGAAGGTCCACCGTACACGGCACTACCATAAGAAGATGTACCGTAAACACCTGCAACATTCGTACTATCTAACGGGTATGCGGCGGGTCGAGTAGATTGACTTGATTCATAGTCGTATCTTACAAACAAGTCTGCATCAATTGTTGACTCTGGTGCGTAGTTGATGTTAACACGCTGCATGTGTTTTCGTACTCCGGGGTCACCCATACTTAAATCAGGACTTCTATATTTTGCTTTTATTAAAGAACCGTCGAAAGTATTGCCTCTTTCCTGCCTGTATATGTAACCATCAAAGCCTCCGTGTATGGCTCTGACATCACCCGCTTCAACTATTGTATCCGCACATGCGGGGCGAATACCTTTCATAGTCGAAAACTCAAACGCTTGTCCCTTCATCACACATATTGCACCTATCGTAGATGTTTGTGAGCCACCATCTTTTGAAAAGAAAATACGATACTGTGTTTTATCAGGTATAACCAGTGAAACAAACGCCCCTGCATTAGTTAGGTTGTCCCTAAACAATTGCTGAACATTAGTGCTTATAGTACCTAATTCAACGTCACCAATACGGGCTGTACCAGCAACGGTACGTAATCCATCTGGCCCCAAGAATACTAAGTCACCCGCAAATTCCAAAATTGTAAAGCCATTTATACAGCCTATATTTCTAGTGACTGGTACAATGGCAAAGTCAGAAAGAGAACTACCCCCTAGTTTAAATATCCTGTTTTCACAGAATATAAACAAATTGTCACGAAAGACCTTTAAGCCAACGATTGTGTCATCAACTTTGATGCTTCCGGCTCCGTCGCCCGTGTTAAATCCATCTTCATCAAAAGGTTCACTAAAAACTATTTCTTGAGGTGTAGATGCCATGCCAGAATAAAACATGTGATTCTTAAAAACAACAACGTGTTTTGCACCAGCAACTGAACTATCACTAACATCTGTGGCACTGAGAGATGTGTTAAATATGGTAGGGGCATTAACTTGGTCAACAACTATTATCTTTTCATTACCATCGAAGTTGTATCGTTCAAAATTGTATCGGGCTGCGTTTGTTCGTCCTGTATCTCGCGCAGTCCAAGTTTCGGAAACAACATCATCAACTGCATGGGCTGCTGCTGTTGTACTGCTTGTTGCCCTAGTTACCCCTGTGAATGTAGTTGAAGTAACCCCAGTGTATGTAAATATTTCTGAATTTATCTGTATTGTTCCACTGGAACTAAACCCGGTGGTACTATCAACGCTTATTATGCCAGAGCCTGTCATGGCAGTTGATGCAGATAGGGCTGCAGATAATTCTGATGATGCAGAACTAAATATCTTTTCCCCTCTTGCTGCCAGCACAAAATTGTTAAACTGAGTAGACATAAGAACAGGTTCGGTAGAATTGTTTGTTTCTGGAACGATCTGATTTACAAAGGGTCTAAACCCAAGCATACGCTTGTAACCCCCGCCAACGTCTGGCTCAAAGTTTTCTAACTCAAGAGCTTGCCCCGGTTGCATAATAAAGGTGGACCTGTTCAGTATCAAGCCACCTTCGCAGTTAAAAGAAAGGGGGCTAACCCCTTGTAGTTCTAAATCCGGCATATTAAACTGCTCTCATATAGTCTTTTCTATTTAGTAGTTCTACTTTCATGCGCTTCAAACCATCTTCGTATTCTTTCAGGGCAAACTGTGCAGTCTGTACATCTGAACGGAACATGTAGGTGTAATACTTTGCACGAGCGTTGATTACAGGCTCAAAACGTTCGGGTATGATAGATTCATCTGTTGCTGAAGAAAGAGCGGTTGCAGTAACGTAGTAATCAAAAGATAAACTACGATTACTGTTTTTAGGAATAGGTGTTAAGCCTATCTCCTCATTGTATGTTGTGTATACGTAC